CAACAAAGAAAGGGGACACCCGGCCCCCCCTGCTTGCCGCCTCGGCCACCCTCAAACTGCTTTAAATTGGTAGAGTTTAATCTCAATTGTCTACCTCCTTATTTTACGAGTTGGTGTTTTTCTCGATGTCTCCAAGGATTTTAAGATCGCTGTTGAGTTGTCCGATGATTCGGTTGAAATCATCATCATGGATACTGATTTCTGCGGCGCCTGCATTGATTAGACTTTGTACAGTTTCAATATGGCCGATACCAAATACTGTATCTCCTACAACTCCAAAATAACCTTGTTTTCCTGAATGACTGCGCATAACTAACATTTTTTCTTCTCCTTTTTTGTTTGTGTTTTTCGCTTGCTGTTCTGTTGGCTCTGGTGTAAATGGTAACTCAAACCAACCCACCATTTGTTGACTTGGTGCGTTCCAGTCGATATAACTGAAATTCCCTGCACTATCTAGGTTTCTTGTGACCTTGCGTGTCCATCCACCATTGTAGAGAGCGTCTGAATTACCGTCTATGTTCTGCTCAATGGTTGTGATCGTTCCGTCTGGGTTTTCTGCCACCACGAAACCGATATGTCCGAAAGCGTGGTATGGTAAGCAACTAGACACCCAGACAGCACCAACTGGTGGATTATTGGAGCCGTTAAAGTATGTCACTTTCAACCCCAACATAGAGGCCCTATCAAGGGCATTTATAGCGTTTAGGTAACTAAAATTGAGATCGTACAATCCTTGATATTGCAGAATGTTGTCAATCAGAGCCACGCATTGTCCACCATAAGGGTTTGTCGGAACAGTCACACGTTGATTTACTACGCTATTCAGCGTGTCTAATAATTGTTTTTGAGTAGTCAAAAGATCGCCTCCTTTTATTAGTCTTGGTTAGGCTCCTCATAACCTAAAGCACGGCTTGAATCGCTCAATCCAGAGGTTGTAGGGTCATTGACTACTCCGACCAAAACGAGAAGAGCAAACAATACATTGACAAATACCAAGATTTTATCAACTGTTTGCCCAAACTCTAGCTTGATACCGAAGATATCAGCAAATGCTTGAAATAGCAACGCAAGAGCTGGTACTAAAGCGAGCCAAAAGTTTTTGTTTTTAAGACGTACTGACCAGTTAATTTTACTCATGTTTAATTCCTCACTTCTAAAACTTCATATTTTTTATAGAGGCTATCGATATAGCCATTCCCACCAAGTTTTTTATAACTCTTGTGCATCTTGTGAATGATATCCGATTCATGGATAGTTGTATATCCACGATTAATTGCTACAGTCATATCTCGCTCAAGGCGTAGATACATAGTAACCAGATGCGCTTCATCGTGGACTGCCAGCTTATTATTCACTTCATCTATTTTTTTATTATTATCCTTGCCCAATTCTTGGACTGTTTCAACAGAGTTCTGGATGTTGCTTAATTCATCTTTTAATTTGTTAAAGCGTTCTTTGCTTAAATCAGATGACTTACTGGCTTTCAACCCAAACCAGCCAGTAGCGATTACGCCAATTGTTGGGGCAAGGTGTGCGATCCAATCAGAGAATGTCACTCAATCACCCCAATTCTATGTGAGTGGTTGTGTTGCTAAATCTGTATTTTCTTTCGGTTTCGTCCATTTCCAAACTGCCAGCTTGCCATTTTGTTCAAGGCTTGCGAGTTGGTCAAGCGTTTCACCGTTATAAGTGAAATCGCTATTGACTTGCACCATCACACGGTTGCCCTCACCATAAAGTGCATTATGGCTTGCATCTTCAATCGTAAAGATTTCTTGTGACTTGTAAGTTTTGCCAGACTGTCCTAAGTCAACCAATTCAAGTCCACGCTTGTAGATTGTTGGGTCAAGTGGATTCTCAACATCGGTCACCCGTGCCAATACTGCCCAATCTGCTACAGCTTTTACTTCTGCGATTTTTGTATCTTTCTCAGCTAGTTTCTGCTCATAGCTTTCTGCTTGTACGTGTAGATCTTCTTGCAACTTCTTAACACCATCCGCTGGGTTAAATTCAGTTGCGATTTGACCCAATACAGCTTCAATAAGTGCATCGTCTGACTCACTTGTACGGTCACCGATTAGCACACGGTCAAAAGCTGTGTATGGCGCATCTTGTCGAATTGCTACAAATGTGCGGTTAGCGTCTTGTGCGTATTTGTTAACTACTTTAAATGTCATATACTATTTACCTTCTTCTAATTTTTGAAAGGCCTCATCAAAGAGGTCCTTGAGTGCTGAGTCACTAGCTAAAACATCGTTAAATTTAGTTAGCAATTCATTGGTTTGTTCGTAGTACGCCTTATAGTTAGCGCACTCAATAATTTTATTCGCAAGTTGGATTGCGACATCGTTGATAATTTTGTCTGTTGTATTCATTCATTACCCCTTATTTAAAACCGTATTTGTCAAGCACACCTTGTACGTGTCCGCCAGCAGAGCCACTAATCTGTCCATAACGTTTCATAATACCAAAACAGGTCAAGAGATCCCAGAGATACTGACCTATATCTCGCCCGCCACTCATATAGAAATGCCGTGAGTAAATACCCTCGACAAAGAAGTCACCACGGCCAATATAATGCTTAACATTATTTTGGTTCATCGGTATCAGATAGGCATTTCCGTCATTCGTATTTCCGTGGAAGTTCCAAGGACTGCGATATCGACCGTTATTGTAGATCAGTACACGGTCACCCACGAATTCAGTAAGACTTTCTTCCGTGCCGTTTCCTTTACCAGACCAAAGCCGAATACCTGCGAACGTTTCATTATCATGCCGTTCTACCTCTTTAGGGTCTTTGTTGTGATTCGTGCCTAAAACCATGAGTGCAGCATTGCTATCTCTGAATCGTTCTGCGATAAATCCACTCTTTGTTAATTTAATAAATTGTGAGGAATTGGTATCGTCAATCCGTCTGATTGTGGCTTCGTTGTTTAAAACGTTATATTGACTATTCTGTAAGTCAATATACATCTTGCTATTTAGACCTTCGATCCGACCACCTCGAACGGTCATACCAGTTAACGTACCAGCAAGCACGTTACCAGCATTGACATTGATAACGTTGACCTGACTGGCATCAATTGTACCGCCCGTGATTTTATCAGCGTTGAGGTTGGCAATCATACCATCCTTAATTACTGCATTGTCAATCTTGGTCTGACCTGTGATATGCGTTAATCGTCCGTCTATTCGGTTCGTGCCGTCCGCTAGTACGTTAATTGAGTTTAGTACATCACCGTTGCTGTTAAGGTTCCGCACTGCCCACGACCCAGCGAGCAGGCTCATTTGTGTCCGTACTGCTTTTGTTTCAGCAAACGCGTCGTCAAATTGGCTAGGTTTATAAGGGCCGGTTCTGCTTCCTCTCACCAAAATAGGTTCCTTAAATTCTACCCAGCCATTTTTAGCCATATAGATATAAAACGGATAATTCAGATCCTCACCGAAAAGGAAATCTTCCTGAACGGTAAACGTTCTTTGAAATTCTCGCCATTCGTCCGAAGCTGGTGTATTGGGGTTTGCTAAATCAGCGGACAAAAGTCCTTTATTTAGTTTGTGGTTTTTGACCACAAAAACAAAGTTTGTGTCCACCTTCTCCCTTATCCTATATTTAAAACCTAGTGTATAGGTTTCACCGCGATAAATTTTCTTGACATAGATAGGAAGCGTAAACCCGCTAAAATTATAGCTAGTTAGGCCACGCGCTTTAATGCTAAAAACCCCATTATTTAGGGTAATTTCTACGCCGTTTCTATTCGCATTGACAAGGGTATTAGTCGCCATAGTCATTGAATTAACGATCAGATTATTATCGTCAGTGACATACTTCCCAACCTCTGTTTGGAATATCTGACTAGACATAACCAACCGTGAGAGCTGGTCTGGTGCGCCTGTTTCAGACGTACCAAGGATTCGCTCGTAGAGTTTGTTGGATTCTGTGAGTTTGTTAAATTCAAGCGTTTGTGTTTCGATTTTTTTAGAAAGGGTTAGTAAATCACTCCCTTGCCTATTTTGCTCGCGATCTATATTTTCAAATTGATCTTGTGATGCAAAATTTTTTGCTACCTTCGAATACACCTTGCTATAGATCGCATCCCCGTTATCCGCATTATTAAACGTTTCCGTAACCTTACGACTTAAATCCGGACTATTTAAAATCAGTGTTTTGATCTGATCTGAAAGCGTGGCCGTGTCTGGAATCGTTCCAGCTTTAATAAGAGCTTCTTGAGCTTTTGCGTTTGCCTTTTCAATCTCGATAGCAGTTGACTGCTTGGCTTGTTCAAGCTGTTTATCAACTTCCTTTTTGATCTTATCGACATCTTCCGTGTCAATACGCTTCTCCCACTGAGAGCCATTCCATACGTACATACGGTCGTAGATGCCGTTCTTCTCAAACCAAATATCGCCGATCTTGTGTTCTTTGTCATCTGGTCTGTTGTACCAAACTTTATTTCCCTGTGCATTTAAGAGATAGTCTGGCAAGCTATTCTCAAAGTCCTGCTGGGCTTTAGCGATATCATCTACCCGTCCGGCAAGTCCGCTTTGCATAGTCGCTCTTACGTTTGTTCCGATGTCACCATATTCTACGCTCTCGTTTCGTTCGTTGACAAAATCGTAAGTGATTGTGGTTACTTTCAAAGTTTCATCAGTAAGCCCAATCTGTGGATAATAAACAGGTACAATATCGCATAATTCAACTTCTTCGATCCAGCCATTATCAGCATAATCGAGTGTGCGTGCTAAATCAGCATACTCGATTTTGATGTTGATCTTAGGCTTACCAATTTCATTGCGCTCCATGTAATCATTAGCGATTTTACGCAATTTATCGGGTGTCGGGATATCCTTACTCTTGCTATCGCTCTTAAATTCGCTTGAAAAGTCTACGACTTTAATTCTGCGATGCGCGTAGAGGGCCTTATATTTACTATCTACGTAGTTTTCTGGCAGTGTGACCGTTACTGGATCGGGCTGGCTATCGCTAGTATCGCCCTCTGGTTTATCGGGAGTATATGTTGCGAATGGCAACACGCTAGTGTATGCACTCTCAATCGTTTCATCAAGTTCAGCAGATAAGATATTTCTGCCATACTCTAGCACGGTTGGAGCAGTACGGCCTAACTGCTTATGCAGTCTGACTGTCATGTTGTCAAACTCATACTCTCCGCCATAGATGTCCAAAATAGAGCCTTCTACACCACCAAGGGCTTGTCTTGCATTCTCCATTTTGGAGATGTCAAACACACCCTTACCAGTCGTCTGGATATCAGACCAAACATCAAAACGTAGATCACCAATCGTTGCATTGTGCCAGATTGCGAGAGCAGTAAAGGCAGAACCACTAAAGGGCCTGCCATTCACTAGCCCCATGTATTCCAGCTTATGACTTATATGCTGACCGTAAATCTTAACAATGTTACTGCTATCTTTAACAATCCGTGAGATTTCAAATGTCTGGTTCTTGGTACGCAGTCCAGCATCGGCCTTGAGTTTCATCTCTTTTTCAAGGATTGCAACCATCGGGTCATTGACTGGGATTTCAGCGTATAACGTATAATTCCCGTTTCGTTCCCGTGTGACTGTTCCCTTGGTCACGTTAAGCTCACCCATACCGTAAGTGTCAAAGGCCGTCTCATTTTTATTAAATAAAATAGGTCTCATAATTTGACTCCCCAGTTTGGAATAATAAACACCTCAAAATTCCCGTCCCAACTAATCAAGTTACGGCCGTAGTCAAAGTAAGGCATCTGAAATTGAGGAGATCGCACCACTTTATCCCACGCTGGCAGATTGTCCTTAAATACTTGGTTTGCTTGCATATCTAGTGTGATCTTGCCTTGCACACCTTTTAACTTAGTCTTGCGACCGTTAATAGTAAGCGTACAATCACCCGATCCAACCAGTGTGATAATCGGTTTAGCGTTGACGTTTCCTAGGCCATTGATCGCAACTCCGTTTGTTAGCTTTTGAGTAGTGCGTCCTTGCTTGTAGAATTTGACTGGGTATGTCAAAAAGTTTAGTTTGACTTTCCCAAACTGCTTCATAAGGCTTGACACTTCGAAAGTTTCGATAAAAGCTGACCGGTAGATAAAATCTGGATCCCAGGATAAAGTTAAATCTTTATAACCGTCTACATTGAGCCAGTTACTAATGTCGCTTTCTGCGTCCGTGAGCTTACGGTTTGAAAGGACGGTACAAGGCAACTCGATAGTAACAGATTTAAGACGGTTCTTTGAGATCAATAGATCACCATCACGACCAGGGACCGCTACTGTTTCTACGTCGCTACCAGTGGAACTAATAATATAGTCGCTGGTCACTCGTAGACCATGAGTAGTGCTTGATACACCATTAAAAGTAAAACTTCCCATTATGCCATTCTACCTCCTTCCAAGTTTGTATAGTAA